CTGGATGGGTTCAGGCAGTGCAAAAGCACCGGGGGATAAATCAACATCACTCATCTGATTCTTCAACTTTCTGCGCAAGGTCAAGTAGATAACGCTCTGCGAGGGCTAGACCCTGAATAATCCCGCAAAGTTTTTGATACTCTTCAAAAGTACGGCACGAACCACCGGCCAAGTCATCGGCGTAGTTGTTCATATCGGTGCGTATTTTTTCACGTAATACGCGTACGAAGTCTTGGATCATGATTTAGGCTCACGTTGTTTGCTGTTTGAGAGCGCAGCAGTACGCGCTTGTAACTCCATCTGGGCTTTACTCTTCGCGATGTCGGAACCCATTTGGATACCGGCACGTTCTTGCTCAAACTGAGCTTTGTTTTTGCTCTCGTTGATTTGTGCACCCACTTTGAGGGCGTCAAGTTCCAAGCGTCCTTTGACTTCCTGTTCTTTCAGATCTTGGGCATCGGCTTTGGCCGTAGCGTCCACCATCATCTTTTGTTTCTTTAGTTCCAACTCTTGTTGCTTTAGTTGCAACTCTTGCATCTGCAACTGCATGACGGGGTCTTGCATCTGTTGCTGTGCCTGCATCTGCGCGGCCTTGGCTTGGTTTTGCATCAACACTTGGTTAGCCGCTTGAGCCATCATGCCTGACAAGGCAATCTCAATCTGCGGTGGCAACTTCTCGTCTTCGGGAGGCAGGGGCATGCCCAACTGCTGCTCAATCTGCTGGCGCATTTTGTAACCAACGTGCTCTGCAATGTGCGCAGTGATCGCACCCATGATTCTAGGAGCCTGTGGGTTCTGTCCAATAAACTGCTGCATCATCGGGTCTTGCATCAGCATCATGTGCACTTGAATATGCGAGTCGTGATCCTGATGTAAGAATGCTTTAAGCGGTTTACCTTTGAGTGCATTCTGATTCTCCTGCACAGGATCAATTGGTTTCTGATCGTCCTCAATTGGCACAAGTTTCTCAGCGTTCTTGATACCAAGAACGTTTAGCATCCCTCTATGGAGTTCTGGCAAGTTGTAGATGTCAGGAGCCATCTGCGCCATCTGAATGACGGCTTGGTACTGGATAACGCGCTGAGACATAGTCGCAGCGTTAGGGTCTGACACGGGGATGATATCCACCAAGTCGTAGTCGGCTTTCTTAGCTTTGCGAGTGCCGTACTCGGGTGTGTATGTGTAGTCTGGGTCGGTGTAGTCGCGGATGATGTTCTTCAAGAGTTTGAACTCTTGCTTCAATGCGAAGTGCACACGGGCTTGAACAGCCGTCATGACCTTAAGCTGGCGCTCCAACAGGGCCAACGTTGTACCAACAGGAGCCTGCGCAGACATGTCAGACACTTTCATGTCAGCAGTCGCAGCAAACCGGCGGCCTTCATCAACGATGGTCTGCATCAAGTTAAACAGCGTAGCGCTTGGCTCCTTGTACGGGAGCGGCAAGATGTTGTCGCGGATCGTGCCCGAGCCAACGTCTACGTCTCGGAACTCTCCGGGTGCGATTGGTGTGTCATCGCCCTTGATACGGAGACCCCGTGTCTTGAGTCCACCGGGCAAGTTGCTGAGTGTTCCTGCATCGACAAGTTGTCGCATGAGGGAGGTAGCGGATTTAGCAAAGCCTCCGATAAGATGGAAAAGCCCGAAGCCGTAAGCTCCAAAACCCGGGATATATTGGTAGTGAACGAAGTGCTGGCGCTTGAGTCGGAGGTCATCTTCTTCCTTCCAGTTGCGGCGAATTGACAGGATGTCGTTAGAACCTTTAATCAACGTAACAACGTACGGCAACATGATGCCGGTCTCTTCACCCGCGTCGTCTTCATCTTCGTAGCCTTCAAGGTTCAAATCCACGTGGCACTCATACAGCGTGTAGCGGTCGTCATTCAAGTCACTAAAGCCTGTCTCTTTGTCCTTGGCTTTCTGAATGTCGGTCAACTCTTTTGGTGAGTCAGGCAACTCAATGTCAAGGTAGAAGCCAACCTGCTGAAGCTTGATGATCTCGTTCTTGGTCTTGCGCATAACGTGCGTGATGCGGTAACAAGTATCTAAGTCCGTTGTGCCGTACGGCAGATACATATCTTCCGCAGGAATAAACATGGACACTTGACGTCCCAAATTGGGATCGTAGTAGACCTTCTTAAACGCTGAGCCGGTGGCTGGCAGTGACCAGAGCATGCGCTCGTGTTCAGCGCGGTACTCCGTCATGACTTCCGTCAACTCGTAGTTCATGTCGTCTTCAACGTTAGACGCAACTTCTTTCATCTCTGGCGTTTCTTTGCCGATGAGTTTGCTGCGCACAGGCCCTTGGGCTGGGAACGTCTCAGTGATTGTCTCAGCTTGAAAGCGCACAACCGCTTCGGTAATCATAGGGTGGAACACCCCGCATGCGCCGTTCCATGGTTCTGTTCTTTCCTCGATCTGAAGACCCAACAACTTCAGACCATCAACGTACGTCTTCTCCCAATCCTTGCGGCCATTCTTGTCGTTGTCAATGTCAGACACCAAGTCCCCAGCCAGCGACTGCAAGGCACCGCTTTTTATGTACTCGGCCAAGTTATCGTCAAAGCCTTCTTCGCCGTCATCTTCTCCGGGCGTGAGGGTGATCTCCATTCCGTCCATGCCGATGGTGACTTCTTCGGGATCAACGATCTCGATCTCCAAGGGGGATTCTTGTTCGCCCAGCGCGTCAATGCCCACGGGTTGTTGGTACAGCGCTTTGTCGATATTGGTAGCCATGTCAGAATTTCTTTCTCAAAGTTGCACGGTTTGTGCTGGGGTCGTATTTAAAGGCCGACGGTTTCTTACCTGTGCGTTGGCTTGCTCTGTCAAGAGCGCGTTCTTCAGCCGTCATAGCATCGCGCTTTTTACCGGCTTCTGTCAAATTTCCCTGTGCGTCAACATGTCCACGCTGGCGCAGTACATCCAAAGCCCCGTCACGCGATCCCATCTGCGCGGTCAGTCGGTCGATCAGTTGGTTCTTGCCCATGAACTTCTGTGTAGTCATCAGTAGTATTCGTATTTTTTACGGTGAAAGAGAGTAAGATCATCTTTCTCATCCGTGTCTAAACTGATAAAGCCGCCTTGCCTAAAGCGCAGCAGCGCCTGTGTGGTTGTGTCCACGTAGTCGTCGTGCTCCCCAACTGGGAACGCGGCCATCTCTTCAATTACTTCTCGTGCCCAGCGTGTGTCGGGTGCCCAGACTTTACCACTGCTGAATAAATCCGCAACCGCGTTCACTCGCACCATCTTGTCATTACCGCGACTGGGGCTGAACTCCTGAACCGGGATTCCCAATGCTCGGAGTTCCTGAATTAACGGTGCTCCGGCGGCTTTCTTCTCAACAATGAAAGCATCCGGCTCCCACTCCTTGTACTGCTTAAGCGCCACCACCTTAAGTTCAGGGAAAGCCATGCGATCTTTAAACGCATCCAGTAAGATAAGCTGGGGGGAGTCATTTTCTTCCTCGTTGTAGAAGATGCCCCACGTTGTGCACGCGGAATAGTCGGAGTTGTTCTTGGTTTCAAACGCCGTATCCCAAGACTGGATGACGTATTCACACCTTGGCGGATCATCCTGCTCCCAAATACGCCACATTTTGCGTGAAACAATGGCAGAGTTCTCCGATGTGGGCTGCTGCATGTACTGCGCGTTCCAATACCGCGGATCAATCGACGCTTTTGTAGCTTTTAAGCTCTCAAGTGGCCACTGCTCGGGCCAAAGTGACTTCTCGTTGTCCTCGTCTTCGTTCAAAATGGCCGGAAGCTCCACAATCTCCCACGGAATCGACTCAGGATTCCTAGCTTGGTAGTCAATTAAGCGTCCGGTCAGGTCTAACAGCGACCAACGCGTCATCACAATGATGATCGCACCGCCCGGCATCAGACGCTGGAGCGGGCCAGTCTGAAACCACGACCATGCGGTATCAAAAGCCAGTCGACTATTGATTTTAACGTCCTGCTCCGAGTGAGGATCGTCAATAACGAACAGATCAGCACCACGACCAGCAAGAGCGCCCCCGACACCAGCAGCATAATACTGACCGCCAGCGCTTGTAGACCACTTACCGGCAGCTTTCTGATCGTCTGCCACCAATGTTTGCGGAAATACATCACGGTACTCCTCCGAATCAATCAAGTTACGTACGCGCCGACCGAAGTCTTCCGACAGACCCGCAGTGTGCGTGCCCATGATGATCTTCTTGTTGGGATACTTGCCCAGAAAGTACGCGGGGAACAAGTAAGAACTGAATTCAGACTTACCCATACGCGGCGCGATGTTGATAATCACCCGCTTCTTCTTACCCTCGACCACATCTGTAAATATCTTAGCCAGCTTCCTGTGATGGGGGCCAATCTTAAAGCCGGGATACACAGATGTAGCAAAGCCCAACATGTTTGTTTTAGCCGCCGTAAGACTGGCGCGACGTTCGCGCACCTCTATATCGTCAAGCAACTCAATCTTGTCTTTCAAACTCATGAATGGCAGCGCCTTCTGGATGGCCTCAAGCTCCACCTTGCTGATGGATGTGAACTGCTCAAAGTCCATCTGACCCATCATTCTTCTCTTGCGGACTATCATCTGGGCGCTCGGAAACGTCCACCACGTCTATCACTCCCATGAACTTGGCCAACTTATCTTTGATGCGCTGCTCAACTTCAGCATCCGACATCTCAATCTTTTTAACCTCAATCTGCTCAGTAAAGAGCCCCACTTCCGTGACCTTGCCTAGCGCGATCAAGGCTTTCAAGCGGATGTTGGCGTTGGTGGACTTCGTCTCTTCAACCAGTTTAGCCACCGTGTAGCCCCGGATCTCCTGCGCCATGTCTATAAACTGCCAGTCGTATGCAGCCAACATACCTGTTAGATGTCTTACAGCCGCTGGGGTTTTAAGTTCTGCAAGGCTAGCTTTTTGATCGGCGGTATTTGTATTGGTAGTCACGGCGTTGAATGCTTTTCGCGCAGCCTGTGTCTGCTGTTGGTTAGCAACCACTTCGTCGTCATCCACACCCAACTCTGCTAACCACTGCTCTGTGGCAACTTGTGCCGACAGAACATCACTGGGCGTCGCATCGTCCAGTTTCTCAAAGCTTCCCCGAGCGGTGACCTCAGGTTCAAAATGCACCAAGTGATCTAACATGCGTAGGAATCCTTTTCAGTTGCTTCCTCGTTGGCGAGAGTGTACACTTCTTTTCGGCGAGTGCGCAAGCATTTGCTTCTCCTCGATGGATTGTTGCCATCTTTACCCCCGGAACGTCTGCAGATGTCCGGGGGTTTTTTTTATTTTTTATAAAATTTTTGGGGGTACTGTGTTTTTGTACAGTGGGGGG